ATAGGACCCCTATAAATAAATTGTTATTTGTGTTATATTTCATGCTAATGTTAATAGTAGATATAGTCCCAATATATTTTCTTGAACCGGATTATTCAAACAGTTCTATAATATTTACGTTAGTACTATTATTACTATATTGTTTAATAATGGAACTACAAAATAAAAATATAATTACTCAATACACTAGAGCAACGTTTACATTTTTAAATAGTAAGATTAAAAATGATTTCCTTATAAAAATTATATAACTATTGATTGTGATTCTCCCACATAAATCGTTTTTTCAAATTGAGCAACGTGGGAACTACTAAGTGGCTCAACTAATACTGGATATTTTTTTATATTATTGTTATTATATAAATTCTCGATTAATTCTAAATGATTAGTGTAATGGATTTGTCTCGGTGAAAACGGCAATCCATGGAAACCCGTATCCAAATATTCTAGAAATGCCAACGATTCACTATTTAACTTTTCTTTATTATTAGTATTGATTAATGAATAATGACTTATATGCGTTGTGTCCATCATACTGGTTCCCGTTCCATCACTAGTATATACCTCAAGTGCGTATGTTTCATTTTCTTCCACTATGTTTGTAGAATTATTATTTATATTATACACCAGTTTCTTACCGTGAATATTCCAAGGATCAATTGTATGTCCTGTAACATTATTAATGGGTTTAACCGGCACAAATAATCCCGGACGAACTTCGATCTCATAACTCTTAACGATTTCTTCACACATTTTACCCAATGAAGAAATACGCGTATCAGGTCTAAGTTCCTTTATCATATTTCTAAGCGCATCTTTCGAGGAATTAATTAGTGGGAATAGTTTTGGATTGTTTGTAACACTAAATGCCTCATCCACAATATTGCCATTAATATGGATCCCATAATCTATTTTTAATATATCGACATCTAAATCAAAAATAATATTCGGTTCAGTTTTCAATGGATTATAATGAGCAACTACTTCATTTTTATTTAATCCAACTGGAAATGCTATTCCGCGATTAGTTTCAGCGTCGCTACTATAACATTTAATTTCATTTTCTATAAAATTACAAAGGCTTTGGAGGTCATTCGTATACTGTACTTGTTTTATTACCTTTTCTTTAATTTCGTGATGGAATGAACCGGCTTTCTGCAATGATTCAATATTCATGATTTATATGTTTAATGAATTGAATTATTTAAATAAATAATATTTTTCATATTTAAATGTCTAACGGTGGTATTTTACAATTGGCAGCAATCGGGAATCAAGATTATTTCCTTACTTCCAATCCACAACTTAGTTTCCTCAAAAAAGCATATAAAAGACATACTAATTTTGCCATCCAAAGTTTACAGATTCCATTAGATGAAAATATAGGTAGCAATAATGATAGATTTAATAAAGAAGTACGAACAATAATTCCCAGAAAAGGTAATTTACTTCATAGACTTTATTTAACAATAGATTTACAATGTAAAAATAATGGTGTTACTTCATATACTGTTAATAATTTTATTAATAGTTTAATAAAAAATGCTAGTATTAAAATTGGTGGTAGAACAATAGATGAATACCAATCACAATATAAACAACTTAAAAGTGAATTATTAACCACAACTGAAAATAAATACAATGAATCAGATGCGACCTATGGAGGAAAATCGGCTTTATATGAATTCGACGGACGTGTAGGTAATCAAATTGGTGATACATACGAAAGATTAAAAGGGAATATACCAATTGTAGTGGGTTCAAATACAATAGTAACAAAAAAATTCACATATGCTTTTGATTTTTGGTTCACACGCAATATAGGCCAGAGTTTGCCTCTGGATGCTTTAAATAATCACGACATAGAACTTATTTTTAAAATAGAAACTAAGGAAAATGTGATTGGCGACAATGTTAATATAAATAGTGATGATTTTAAACTAAAAAAACTGGAATTGTTTGGAGATTACATATTTATTGATGGAGAAGAAAAAAGAAGGTTTGCTCAAAGCACTCACGAATATCTAATAGAACAAGTACAATATGCGGGATCACTACGTACTAGTGAAGGCTCTTCGTCATCGTATTTATTAAATCAAAAAAATTATAACCTAACATTTTTACATCCGGTTAAATATTTAATATGGGGTATTGCTAACCCAGGAACCGCAGGAAGTAATAAAGGCCAAGGTCCAAATTATTTCACAGCCCAAACTACAAATTCATTAACAGGAAATGATGCTCATGTTGGTAGTTTATATTTAAGAATCAATGGAGCATTTCGTATGCCCGAGGATAACCCGATTATGAATTATACGCGCACGTATCCACATATGTATTTAAATCATATACCCCCATTAGATACTGTTGGTTTCTTTTCATTTGCGTTGAATCCGTTTGAAGAGGAACCCAGTGGGACGTGTAATTTTTCACGTATTACTACTGACAAATCATTAATAACAAAATTTGCTAATAATAATGTCGAAACAATAAAAGATAAAGAACTATTTATATTTGCGGTTAATTATAATGTGTTTAGAATAGCTTCAGGAATGGGTGGAGTGTTATTTTCTTCTTAAGCACTACAACTTTCACATTCCGGTTCAATAGAGAATTGTTGAGCACTAGCAGCCGGTTTCGTTCGCAAGTAATATTGACCGGTTTTGAGACCTTGTTTCCAAGTGTAAAAATGCATCGAGGTCATTTTATTATATTCGGGTTCGGCCATAAATAAATTGAGTGATTGTGATTGGCATATATATTTACCACGTGCTACTGCCATTTGAATTAGTGTTTTATTACCCACTTCCCAGACTGTTTTATAAATTTCCTTTATATGTACAGGAATATTTGGAATGTTTTGAATACTTCCATTTTCAATAATAATTTTATTTTTCATATGTGTATCCCACAATTCCAACTCAATAAGGTCGTGAATTAAGTGTCTATTAATAACAATGAATTCTCCAGCAAGTGTTCTTCGTATATACATATTACTTGTAAACGGTTCAAAACATTCGTTATTACCAAGAATTTGTGATGTGCTTGCGGTAGGCATAGGAGCAACCAATAGACTATTACGTATACCATATTTAGCTAAATCGCGTTTTACTTTTGCCCATTTGGTCTTCATAGAAGGTTCGGTTTCCCATAAATCAAATTGTAGTTTCCCTTCATGAGTAGGAGATCCAATAAATGAACTATAACTTCCTAGGTATGTGTCTCTATTTATTTCTTCGGGAATAATGTGAAATAGGCTTTTAAGTTCTTCGGCTTCCAACTGTTCGCCCTTTTCAAGATGTTCTTTGTATTTCACGATTTTACTTTCCCGTTTCTTGGAAAGTTCTATTGATGATTCAACGGCACCCAAATAAATGGTTTCGAATATTTTTTCATTCAAATCATGGGCTTCTTCACTATCAAATGACAAATGAAGCATAGCAAACACGTCAGCCAAGCCCTGAACACCAATACCAATAGGTCTATGAAGTCTATTTGACCTTTCAGTTTCTGGAACGGGGTAATAGTTCAAATCAATAATTCTATTAAGATTTTTAGTCACTATTTTTGTCATTTTATGTAATTTATCAAAGTCAAATTTCATAGTTGGTCTTAAATATTCTATGAGGTCACTAAATCCTCCAATATGTTTATCATTAATGAATATTTGTGGATATGTGCGACTACCAGTATTTAGTTCATCTAATACTTTCGATTTTTCTTCATTTGCTACTTCTATAGTTTCATATGGTATTTTTAGTTCATTTAGTTTATTCTTAGTTTGATTACAATATTTACAATTATCAATCGTATAAATTTTAATATTTTCAAGAGGTTTAGATGGTTCGTCTTTAATTACATATCTGGACAAACCAATAGAAGCCAGATTACATACAGCATATTCGGTTGGAGAACTATATTCGACAATTTCGGTACAAAGATTCGAAGATTTAATTGTTCCTAGATTCTTTTGATTTGATTTACGATTACATGCGTCTTTATAAAGAATATAGGGGGTTCCCGTTTCAATTTGTGATTCAATAATAGCATACCATAAATCTACCGCTTCGATAGTTTTCTTTCCGCGATTTTCGGACTCATATTTACAGTAAAGTTTATTAAATTCTTCGCCATGACAATCTGCCAATCCAGGACATTCATCCGGACACATTAGTGTCCATTTACCATTTGCTTGAACACGTTCCATAAACAAATCAGGAATCCATAAAGCATAAAAGAGGTCTCTCGCTCTTTCTTCTTCGCTACCGGTATTCTTTCTCATTTCAAGAAAGGCAAATACATCCGCATGCCAAGGTTCAAGATACATAGCTATGGAGCCATTTCTCTTCCCACCTCCTTGGTCAACATACCGAGCCGTATTGTTAAACACGCGAAGCATAGGAACGAGTCCATTACTAATACCATTTGTGCCACGAATCAATGACCGACTTGCACGAACATTATGAATATTGAGACCTATACCACCAGCCCATTTAGAAATCATGGCGCAATCTTTCAAGGTGGAATAAATACCCTCTATACTATCTTGTTTCATACAAAGTAAGAAACACGAAGATAATTGAGGACGAAGTGTTCCAGCATTAAATAGGGTTGGTGTGGCGTGAATAAAGTATTTCTCAGACATATAATCATAGGTTTTTAGGGCTTCTTTGATATCATTAGCATGAATTCCCAAAGAAACTCGCAAGAAAAGGTGTTGGGGTCGTTCTATGATCTTTCCACCCACTTTCATTAAGTATGCTCGTTCAAGTGTTTTGAGACCAAAATAATCAATAAACCCATCACGAGAATAATTAATATATGAATTAAGTTTTGTTTTATTTCTATTGACTATTTCATATATTTCAGGAGACACCAATGGACATTGTTTATCGTGAATATCTTTATTATTATAAAGAATTCCTATAGTTTCAGAAAATGATGGCGATGTATTTTTATGTAAATTCGAAAGTTCAATGCGAGAGGCCAGTTCTAAATAATGAGGATGTTCGGTACTTAATGAAGCACATAATTGAGCCGCTAATTCATCCATTTCACTAGTTTTAATACCATCGTAAATTTCTTTAATAATCTTCTGAGCAATGAGCGACGGATTAATATTTAAACCTTCTGAAAGATTTTTAATACGATTGATGATTTTATCAAAAGATACCTCTTCTTTATCATTATTTCTCTTGAAAACATAAAAAACTTCCATCATTGTGTCTATTTTAATGGTCATATATTTAATACATTTTAAAAACATTTTTTTTCAAATTTTTTATATTTAATATAATCTCAATCATTTATCTCAATTATAAAAAATTGAAAAACTCAATTATAAAATATTATTATTATTACTATATACAATTACTACTACAATGGCTTATAAACTTGTCTTCTACGATTTTGAAACTACGGGATTGAACCCATTTCACGATAAAATTATTGAATATAGTTTCAATAAAAGTAATACAAATGAAACACTTAGTAATCTGGTAAATCCAGAAACTTCCATATCGCCAATTATTACCAAAATAACAAATATAACCAATGAAATGCTACAACAAGAAGCTCCATTGAAAGACCATATGAAAGTTCTAGAAGAATTCCTAGGAGAGCCGAATCTTATGTTTGTGGCACATAACGGCGACGGTTTCGACCGTTTCTTTCTAAAAAGACTTGCGTCACTTAGTGAAAAACTACAAAGTGTCATTCATACTTGGAAGTATTTTGATACTATTCTTATGAGTAAATTGGTTTTTCCGAAGAGACGTAGTCATTCATTGAAAAATTTATGTAATGATTTAATGATAAGTCCGGGAACTCACCGAGCACATGATGATACAATGGCATTGAAGGAATTGTTTAATAAAATGGTTAACATTTTGGCAAAACAAGACCCTGAAACAAAAAAAATATTAATTGAAAATCCACTTAATTTATGGAATATAATTTATTAATCGCTTTCAATGAAACTATGTTTCACAACATGAATACTTAGGAGCTTTATATTTTTTCTTTTACTATGGTTTCAATGGCTACCAGAATAAATGTTCTTAATATAGTATATGGCAATTAAAACTAGAACATTGACTAAAAAACATCGTGAAGCAATTAGCAAAGGAATTACGAGATATCATAATAAATGTCGGGTATGTATTAAAAAAACACGCAAAGCGTCTAAGAATAATGATATACGTAAGATAGCGCGTGATAAACGCTTTGCCGAGATTGTGAAAACTCAACAGGAACGCAAGGCTAAGGCCGCTGCCGCCGCTAAGGCGCGTGCCAAGGCGATGAAATAGATATATCTTAAAACACAACTATGATTTCGGTAATTATATCATCCAGGAATAAAGGTATTTTAATATTAGATGTTATTGACACTCTTTTTTTTTACAATTGTTATTATTTTATTCCAATTTGATATTTAGAATGATTGCCTTTTCTGGTGTCCTCAATTAACGATAGTTTGTTTACATTTAATGAATTCAACAAAAAAAAAAATAAAATGAAATAAAATAAAATAAAATAAAATTTATTAATCGCTTTCAATGAAACTATGTTT